ACAATGGGGCTTCCTGTTTCCTTGTTGTTCCCAACTGAGGCTGCCCCTAACGGGACAACCCCAGATGGAGTCCATAAATCTGTACTCAATTCTTAAAACCTTATCTGTAAGTCCACTAGTGAATACTCAGTGGTAGCACCTACGTTGATAACTCCACCAATCAGAAACTCAGCACTGGAATCATCAGCCATAACATCGACGGAAGCATCTGTTGTAGAGCCAGTCATTACGTTCTTGCCGACAACAACCGTACCGTTTGTTAATACGGCAGCGGGGCCAGCGGTCTGGAACCAGCCATACGAACCACTGGCTATGTCCCTGTTGGGAACACCAGCAATAACGCCATCAATATCGTTTACATCCCAAAGCTCGACGGCTGCATAGAGGTTCTTTGCAAGCCCAACCTCAGAAGAGGTAGTCAGGGCTGTCACAACAAAGTCATTCTCAAAGAGGTCTATAGTCAGAGTGCCACTTGAGGTCGCAGCAGAATGCCTCCAGATGGGCCAGCTTTGGCCTTCACCGTCTGCGTCGTTTACAAAGATGTACCCATCTTCATAGTCGCCAACGTCACCTGCAGATCCCGTGTAGTACTCAGAACCAGAGATTGCCGTTGTTGAGTTGGTCACGGTGATCGCACCTATCCCAGTCGCATTAGCAGATACTGCCGCTGCTATCGCCAAGTCTTTAATGTGCCCAGATGATGTGGCTTTCCCCATAGTAATCTTACCAGCAGTAACCGCCTCACCTGTGTAGCCATAGTAGAACACTCTTCCGTCTGGAAGAACCATCTTTGTTCCTAATCGACGCTTCTTTGTTGTCGTCGATTCCCTCTCCATCCCATAATGCCCTGCTACTACATTTGGAAACGCCATCTCAAACTCCTTTTTACAGGCTCAAAGTCCTGCGAATGCCGTTAGTATTTTATCGCTAGGCACGGCAATCGTTACACCTAGCTGTTTGGATTGTAATACGGACCTGTCTTAAGGGCACGCTTAGTGTCTGAGCTTGATGTCGGCTTAACCTTCTCTTGCTCAGACACTACCCGTACACACCATCGGCAAGTGCAAGTATTACTAGGCGGCCAAGGGAATAACCCAAGGCGTGCCTTACGGTTCACGTAGTCAGGATTCCCGGGAAGGTTTTCAAGCGTAGCTCCTACAGGACTCACTATATCACCGCTTGGGTTCGTAAGTGCCCTGTGGCGATGTAGCGTAACCTTGGGCTGCCACTCGTCTATATAATCCCACGAGTAACCCTGACCTACCAATTCCTGACGCAACTGAGTGCGCTCCTTAGTTGTTATTGCCATTATATACCTCTATTTAGCTAGTGGCTGGTGTCCCTGCATCTAATGTAAGAGCCACACCCTTGCTGTCATCAAGCTCAAACACACCATAGTCAGCGGTAATAACTACCTCAGTAGCCCTGAGAGATGCATCCCTCTGTCGCTCTGTTCGTGTATCAACGCTCTTGAGTACGGCGAGTGCAGATCTGTCAGCACAAACACCTACGGCATCATCGCTTGAGTCAATTGTTATGTTGCCATCTTCAAAGATTGGCACACCGTTGATTGGGCGCAGACCACTAAAGAAATTCCCGAGTAGATCTGCGGACCATCCTTCTGGTACTGGATATGTAGCCGATGCCGTCACCGCAGTATTGGCTATATCCCACACCGCAAATGGGTGCTGGACAATGTAGACCTGTGACCCAAACTTGTTGCCCTTGGCATACGCCACAGTTGCGGACACGTTTGCAAGGCTCATGCTACGACCTGCCGCACCTATGTCAGTGCTGAAGCCACTATAGAGAGCCAGTACATCCTTGTCCTTCTTGCGAGCCATGCCGTCACCAAGCTGCCTGCCTATGATGGAGAACACGTTCTGTGCGCTCTGTCTGGCAAGCTTGTCAGTGATAATGATCTTGGCCCCAACCTCAGCCGCCGTCAGGTCAACTGTGGTCATCCCTATGCTTTCCTCATCAACGATGTCTAAGCCGTCAACGAGGTCACTCATGTCCATCTGGCCCACCTTGGGAACGGTTACCTGCTTAGAACCCTTGGGCAGATTGAACTGCTCAATGAGGTTCATGGCTGGAGCATTGTGCTCCTCTGTATATCGAGCCGTCGATATAATGATACGTTGGGCATTTTCCAAATTACCCGTTGTTGCTGTCTGTGCCATAAGACACCTCCTTTACCTAGTTACCCTGCATTATGCGTCGGACGGCAGCAGTTGCCGCCTCGGACCTGTCGCCATTGATGTACGCATCCATCAGGCGTTGGTCGCTGGACGAGGATGCCTGCGCTGATCCCTGACTGTTATCAAAGGTCTGCGCTGGAACCTGTCCCTGCTTTAGCCGCGCATTCTCAGCCCGGAGTTCACGCTCCTGCTTCATGCGCCGCGCCTCTCTTGCCATTTCCTCGGGGTTATTAGCCTGCTGCAAAGCACGTATATCTGCGATCACCTGCCTATCAGCTAAACCCTCCTTCTCAAGATAGTGCATTGCGGCATTCTGTCGCCCTTCAATAAACCCCAGAAACTCAGCAGCTTCCTGTTCCTGCTGCCTAAATCTCTGTTCCTGCTGAACATAGCGCCGGGCCTGATCACGAGCCATTGCGGGGGAATATCCCTGCTGTGACAAACCCTGCTCATACTGTCGAGCCTGTTGCCCAACCCTGTCCCGCCACTCCTGCTGTGACGCTGCGGCCCTCCTCTGGTGTAGCTCCTGAACAGCTCTCTGGTCCACTTGTGACTGTTGTGGTTCCTGCACAAGCGGCTCTGAAGGAGCCTCGCTTACAGGTGCAGCCGCCGGCGCACCTGCCGGAGCTTCTGTTACAGGTGTTTCCGGTACGATATCCTCAACGTCGTCCGTCGGAGGCAGACCTGCGTCTACATCCGGGTCCGGAGCGTCCAGATAATCAATCGGAGTCTCTGTATCTTGTTCCTGTGGCATTGCCGGTGTTACCATATCCTATTCTCCTTTTCCTATATATATACACCATTCTGTCAATAGGCACAATGTATTGTAGCTATTGCCGTGGTAACAATGTTTTTTCATACTCCTCCTCGTATGGTACATCAGTGAGCTTGGCCCCTAACCCTATCTGGGTCTTCATATATTCCCGGGCCCGCTCGTGTCCATACGGCTGATACCCATAAACAATCATTGTTTCATACCATTCCGCTGGTGCGTTCTTGATAAAGGCCCTCTTAAGCATATTAAGACTTCCCCCTGTATCACGCACCTCGTACAGTACATCTTCAATCTTCTCGTATATATCGTCCCCCGCCTTCAGATCCTGACGCAGGTCATAGTCTGCATCTAGATATTCCTCCAGCTCTCGTTGTTCAACGCCCGGAAGACGCCTAAGCATATCTTCCTTTACACGAGAATGATTCACCAAGTCCCAGTACCCAAGAGTCTCGCCATCAAGGTTTACCTTTACACTGCCAACGTACCGGCTTACCGCAGCAAGACGCTGCGCTTCTTCCGGGTAATCATTCTCGATACGCCTGATACTGTCAAGTAGCCACCGTGACTCATCAGGACTGAGGGATGCCCAGAGCTGTCCTTCAAGTTCTTCCAGTATGTCAAAGTCCAGCTTGCCTGTTGTTGGATCAGTAGCGTGTTCATACATACGGTAATAACGCCAGAGAACGTGTTGCAGGGGCTCTTTTACTGGATCTGGCTCCTCCTCCTCGTGCTCTGGATACATATCATCATACACGCCGGTACCATCATAGCTCTGTGTTGTACTATCCCAGTTCCCAAACAACTTCTGGCGTCGTATAAGCTTAGCTTCACTAAGCTTATTGCGTGCTGTACGAGGCTGATATCCCGGGCTAAAGGGACGTGATTCCAGCCTTCCGGCAACTTCACGGAGTACAGTGTCTAAGTGCTCCTCGTTGATCTCGTCACGTCTCTCAAAGTGTATTCCTCTGGGACCTGTGTAACCCTCTTCACCACGCTCCTCTGATGCCTGATCAGTATACTGATCCTTCCTAGTCAGATCCAATCTGTCCCACGGGATAGAGCTGGTGTCCGGGTCCTGCCTGTGCAACTCCTGTGCCCTCTGTTTAATAGTCTGTGGATATGCCCGACCACCGAAAAACTCTACAGTTGCTCCAACAGCTTTCTCTCCCGGCGTACCACCCTCCATCAGGACTGCCTGTGTCCAGATAGGTATAAAGTCCGGCAACAGTACCGTTGGAATCGCCTTCTTCCAAGAAGACAGATCCCCTATTTCTCCTCTGGTAGGTTCGCCGACATATGAATAACCGGAGAAAATATCCCATGCATCTGACGGTACCGGAGCCATGCTACCCCGTATGAACCGCAGGGCAGGGTTCTCATTAGCAATCAGGTCCAGATTAGCAAGACTGGCCGGATCAGCAGCACTTTCAGCAAGGAGCTTGATAATACTTCTCACCTTAGTACCGGGTCCTATGTTTCTCCCAAAGACGTCCCACGTTAAGAACCGCCCTGATGCTGGGTTCATATGATCCAACAGATCTTTCTGTGCATCCTCCCAGTTTCGATCCTCCTCTGGTGTCCTTGCATTATATAATCCCAGTGTTATCGCTAAACCAGCAGCCATAACCCTAGTTGTCGTAGCTAACAGTGCATTCCGGGCCCGCTTGGTACGCAAACTACCTTCACGTCCCGTCGTCACAGCTCCCTGTGCAGCATCCCACAGGAATGCGGCAACAGCCCTGTTATACCGGGGAGCAAGGAGAAAAGCCGTCTCGAATAAGCGCATATTGGATGATACTCCGATACGGGAACTGGATGCCAGACCACGTATCTCGTTAATAAATGCATCTATGTCTGCCATTCTTGCAGCATCCCCCTTTGCAAGATGGTCCAGACCCTTAGCCATCTCAATACCAGCCGTATCCAGAGCAGAGTTGAATGCTCTCTGGAATGGCGTCAGTATTGTAGCATAAGGGCGCACCACTTTCGCACGCAGCAACCCACCCCTCTCCATAGCCTCTGTCATCTCGTTACCCTGCAGGGTTGTAAGCAGCCCACGATGCCGCTGGAGTACCTCCCTGTTATTATGCAGAAAATTGGCATGATACTTGGGATCACGCCAAGCCCTGACGAATCCATTCATCGCTTTGCCGAATGCCTTTGGGTCTGATCCGATCATAAACATCATCTGTATCAGAAACGGGCTGGCGTCACCGGCCAACGTGAAGAACCTGCCTATCGCATTTACCTTGTTAATAGAATGCAGAGCTGCGCTAAACTGTGGATTCATTGATGTCATCAGTGCCTGCTTTGCTTCCATTGCCTTTGGTCCTGTGAATACCTTACCCCGAAAGGCTGGAGACACGTCCCACAATGATACTTCACCCTCCCTACGTGCTGCTTTGGGACCTGCTCTACGGAACGCAACCCCACTCGGCCCAACGACCTCACCGGCCTTGACAGTTTGTACATTCTCCAGCATCCAGTCAGTAAATTTCTTATCAGCTACACGGTTATATGCACCGCGCACATTAAGCATCAGTGCTTCATCTGGAGGCATATATACAAATCCCTCTTCAATAGCGTCAGCCGCTGTCTCGAACTGACGCCCCATCTCAAACCCTGCCTTTTCCCGTTTTGGACCAATACGGGGACCAGTAGTACCTACCTCCACAATTTCATCCTTCACATACCGTGCGAATATATGACGCCCAGCATATACACCACCATTCTCAAAGGTCATCTTGTTAATATCTATACCGTTACGCTCTAGAAATGCCAGCTTCTCTACCTCAATATCATGAGCAGCATCAAGCCACCTTTTCTGTGGCTCAGTTAACCTGTCTGCATAATCCTGTGGTCTGGTACGCAGATCATTTGGCTCTACGTTTGTAAGAGGCCCTTCCCTAATAATCCCTCTCTCATCCATCCTGCCAAAGATATCAGAGAATGTACCAAGCCGGGTAACAGATGCCATAACCTGCTGAGAGTGCTGCTCTCCCTCACTCCGCAGTATATGCCGCCCCATAATGCCCTTTAAGACAGGTGTGTTAGCAACCGCAGCACGATTGAGAGGTCCTATGATATTGCGGAATCCGGGTAAACTGGCAATCTTGCGCCCCAAATCCTTTATCGTTGCAATATTGATAGCCTCATTTATATCCTGCAGGTCAACCATCAGGCCGGGACCGCCCGGTGTACCTGATAGGTCTGGCATCGATAATCCTACTGGCGGCTGTTGTGGAGGTATATCTCCCGCACCAAAGCCCAGTGCTTCTTCAAACCCTTCATCCATGCTCGGCATAGGCTCATCGAACAGATCCATCATACCCTGCCCGGTAGCAGTGCTACGTCCGGTAGTAATAGGACGTGGTGGAGGGCCGCTTGAAACATCCAGATACGTCGGTCGCAGACCCCAAGTAAACTCCTCTTCTAGGGCTTCCATTGGGCTCAGCGTAGTCTGTGGAGGACCCAATATATCATCTATCTCATCCGTAGGGGGCTCCAACTCCCCGGCGTCTGCCCTGCGTAATAGCTCCGCAGATTCTTCCACAGGATCAAGAGGGTCAATCTGTCCCAATACCCTACCAGCACCCGTCACTTGGGGAACGTCCTCAACGAATCGCCCTCTCCATACTTTTTTAGTACCCCTTAAAGCCTCTGGGCTACCAGCGGGTGGGGGTACAGCATCTGCCGTAGATAGGCCCCACCGCGGGGTAGCAGATGACTTGATAGCACTTGGTTGCAAAATAACATAAGAAATAGAATCAGGATCTTCTACGATATTACGATAAGGAATAACGTCATAACCTTGGTCTATCAGTTCTTGTCTTGCGGCTGGGTCAGCATCTCTAAGTAATTTTTGAGCCTCAACGGATTGCTCACTTATCATTTCGCCACCGGGGAGGTATGGCTTCTCTGGCTTAATAACATACCCCTGCAAAGCGTGTCGTTGGCGATCTGTTGCGGGACGAGTAACGCGCTGTATGGCCGCTTCCTCTGTGCCAACGTGGAACGGTTGCTTTGCGGATATGCCTGTTATATCCACCACTTCCCTTCCAGCATGGTAAACCATAACATCTGACTCGCCCAGAAGCGTAGGCGAAACCACTTCATCGTATATTCTCAGTTCATCTTCATCAAAGCGCCCAGTCATAGCATCTATTGCATCTTGGTCGTAACGCAGTGGGTCTGCGTCAGGATCTGGTAGATCAAATGGATCATGTATCGTAGGCCGTCGTGCTGGAACCAGTGCATCCAGTTCTTTTTGCAATCCGGCTATCTCGCGTTGCAGATCTTTTTGGTCTTGCTTAAGAACAGACTTACTAACCCTAGTATTAAAATCCCTCACCAGTGATGCTCGCCCTGTGGACCTGTCAGTCGTTATGACCATATCTATCAAATGTTGTGGGTCTATCCCTTCCCACCAATTAGGCTCAAGCCGGCTAGGTTGATAAGGACCTATTTCTCCACTCACCGCCGACGATGTCAATGGTATATCTGATAGATCAGCTATCGCCCTAAGGTCCTCTGGGCCCCATTTCGCTAGATTGATGTTGATGGTTTGGCGCTGTTTAAACTTCATGGTAGGACGGCCGCGACTATCCATTCTCGGCCTAGCCGGAAAGACAATTTGAAATAACGGACCTTGTCTCAGTACGGTGGGTTCGTTAGGCCTACGTTCTGACTTAGTTGAATGGTATTGCCATTGCCCGCCGGCTCCTGACTTCCTAGATCCTCGTTTGGGTAGTGGCGGCATGAAAATACCGTGTACTCCTACACTACCACTATCCCATTGATTTAGTTCGTCTGTGACTAACTTCAGATCCTCCCCTAGGTTAAATATTCTGCGATCCAGCTCATCCCTCTTTGTACGGAAAGCAATATCAAGACCAAGATCAGGATCGACGTCAATTTCTTGACGCCTCTGCGGCCCAAAGAACTCCGCTTCCATTGTTGGTGTCCACGGCTGTCTGGCTAGTCCCGCCTCCAACATGGCTTGTTCCTCATTAAACAGTTCAGGCTGCCACAAGGGGCCTGCCGGTG